GGAAAATAATTTACTCGTTTTCTAAATTTATATATACTTATATATAGTATAGTATTTAATTAATTACAAATGGAGGTTATAATGCCAGAAGAAGTAAAATTCACAGAAGAAGAACTTAAACAAGTTCAAAATATACAAAGAAGTTATCAAAATGTTCAAAATCAATTCGGACAATTAAAATTAACTCAAATTAGATTAGATGAACAAGAAGTTGACTTAGAGGAAGCCTTGAAATCAATTCAATCAGAAGAAAAGAAATTTTTGGATGGTATAACAGATAAATATGGACAAGGAACTTTAAATCCTGAAACGGGTGTGTTCACACCAACTGAAAATAAATCTGAATAATAGAAAAAAAATCATCGTTTGAGAATTAACTCATATATTTATATATGAATAATACTCACTGCGCAGAGTATTATTTTTGGTATACCTCAAAATTAAAAAGTTAACTTAGGAGAAATTCAATGGCCGAAAAAATTATAAGTCCTGGTGTATTTACGAATGAAATAGACCAGACGTTTTTACCGGCTGCTGTGGCTGATATTGGAGCTGCACTTATCGGGCCAACCCTCAAGGGCCCTGCAGGAATCCCAACCGTTGTAACATCATTTTCTGATTTCCAAGCAAAATTCGGAGATGTGTTTAAGTCTGGTTCAGATTCATACCAATTTTTAACCTCACATGCAGCTGAGGAATATTTAAAAAATTCCGATACATTAACCGTTGTGAGGGTGATGGCGGGTTCATTTGCACCTGCAAGTGCAAACATATTAACTGACTCTTCAACTTCCCAAACAGTTCTTAGACACGCTAGTGGTTCAGTAGCATCTAACACTTTTAAAAACACAATTGGACAAGTGTATAAAATAACACAAGGAAGTAGTGAATTTAAATTCATAGCTTCTGGTGATGGTGGTGGAGATTCATCTGATGATTCAATCAGATTCTTTACCAATGGTGCTACTGTAGGAGCACATATAACCAATCTTGTAACTGAGATTAACGCTGTTACAGGATTAAATGTGACAGCGGTTTCACAATCAAATGCTAGACTTGGACTTTCTGGTTCATTGGCTGTTGGAGCTTCTGGAGATGCCACTGCTGTTAATGGTGTTACATTTACAACTGCATCTGCAACTGCAAACAGTACTTTTACCACCGCAACTGCAGGTAATGGAGATAATTCAGCTGGTAAAGGTGGTGCATTTACAGTTACTGGTGGAGTTAATAATGCTGGAACTGAAACAACAGCGTTTACATTAGAAACATTATCTGATGGAACAGTAATGAACAACGCTAGTACAACAGCCACTACAAACAATATATTGGTTAGTGGTTCAAAACATAACATTAGATTTGAAATAGTATCTAAAAATAATAAAAAAGGTACGTTTAATCTTTTAATTAGGGCTGGTAATGATAATATTAAAAGAAAACAAACACTTGAAACATTTAATAATTTATCATTAGACCCAAACTCACCAAATTATATTTCAAAACTAATTGGTGACCAAAAACAAACTGTTAGAACAGAGGGAAGTACTAAGTATTTACAATTAAGTGGTTCATTTACAAATAAATCAAGATTTGTAAGAGTTAAAAGTGTTGGAACTCCTTTAATTGATTATTTAGATGAAAATGGAAATGTTACAACTCCAGCTAACTCATCTTCTTTACCTCAGGTAGGAAGTGGTTCATCAAATGGTGGATTTAGTGGTGGTACAGATGGATTAGTTGGATTCGATGCCTTGGGTAACCAAAATGGTACTTTAGGTCAAGCCGTTAATTTCTATGATAGTATAGGTGCACAATCACAAGGATTTACACCAACCACAACTGCAGATTCTAATGGTGGAGCTGCCTACGCAGAAGCTCTTGACTTACTTGCAAACCAAGATGAATTTGACATTAATTTAATATTAATGCCAGGTATGATTGATAGATTACACTCATCAATTACTGGAAAGGCAATTGATGTTTGTGAAGATAGAGGTGATTGTTTTGCAATCATTGACCCAGTGGAATATGGTCAAACATTAGCATTAGCTACTGGTCGAGGTGATGCACGAGATTCAAACTTTGCAGCTATGTACTGGCCTTGGGTTAAAGTACCTGATTCACAAGTTGCGAGTGCTCAAAGATGGGTACCGCCTTCAGTAGTATTAGGTGGAATCTATGCATTCAACGATAGAGTTGCTCACCCGTGGTTCGCTCCTGCTGGATTGAATCGTGGTGGAATCACAACTGCTATACAAGCTGAAAGAAAACTAACTCAAGGTAATCGTGATGATTTATATGATTCAAATGTTAATCCAATTGCTACATTCCCTGGACAAGGGGTGACTGTGTTTGGACAAAAAACATTACAGAAAAAATCAAGTGCTCTTGATAGAATCAATGTAAGACGATTATTAATTAGAGTTAAGAAGTTTGTTGCAAGTTCATCAAGATTCTTGGTATTTGA